ACAGAAAGTTCCTTAAATAAGTCTGTATTGAGTTCTGCTGAAGGTAGAATAATCTTGCTCTCATTCATCCCCATAATCAAATCCTCAATCATATTTTGTTTACTATCGTTATTTGTTATGAAAGGTTGAACAGAGGGGTATTGTTTTTTAATTTGTTCAAAGAGAACATCGCCTATAGAATTGACCTCAGCAAAACATACTGGTCTCCATTTCTTAAGTTTTGCAACAACTTCACTAATAATGATGTCCCAACTCTTTTGTCTTTCTCTATAAAAATCCACCATTTCTCCTTCTGAATTAAGAATGACAAGTGCTGTGAAGTCATTTTGACGTCCGAAATCAAGTCCTGCATAATATTTTTTTGAGGGGTCATAATTCGGGTATGCTCTTAAACCACAAATGTCTTTTAGATTTCCAAATACTTCTCCACCATCATCAATAAACTCTGCAAGGATTTCTTGTTTGTAAATTGTATCAGGTAAAGAAAGTTTTGCTTCAATCAGTTCCTCTTCTGTGATATAGGGTGTGTCAAATGATGTTGCGTGAAATGTTTTATACTGCGGATAGTCATCACTATTCCCTCTCATCGCCAAAGCATAAAACCAATTCTTTCCTTTGGGGGTTGAGATAAACAAAACCTTTTTACCATTAACAAGTACTGTAGGTCTTAATACTTCTGTCCACACATTGTCTTTGATATATGCTGCTTCATCCACAACAAGATAGTCTAATGTATAACCTCTTAATGTATCCTCTCTTTCCCCTGACCTAAAATACATTACAGAACCATTAATAAAGGTTATTGTAAGTTCGGATTTGTTTACCGACTTTGTTAATCCTGAACCAGCAATTGTATTGGTTAATTCTGTGAATACTTTTTTTGCTTGAGAATATACAGGTGAAACCCACATACAAACTGAACCATTATCTTCTAATGCCCATTTGAGAAGTAGGTTCATTGCTGTAAATGATTTTCCTGCCTGTCTACCGAAACATCCAATGATATATTTTATCGATAGAGATAAACACGCATCAATAATTTCTTTTTGTTTTTTTGTTGGGGTAAATCCTTGAACTGTGATTTGTTTATTCACTTGATTCACCAAAGTTTAATTTGATTGATGTTCCCGTAACGTGAACTTTGTCAGGTTCATTAAGACCTTGTAGTTTCGCTAAATCGTTTAATGCTTGTCTTGCATTGGTGAGGTCAGATGAAATTACAGCTTGTTCATAGATGTCCCAATACTTCTGTGTGTGCTTTAGAATCAGTTTATCTTTTTCCAATTCAAACTTTTTCTTAAGTAATACCCATACTTTTCCCCAATATTCGTTTGCTTGTGATTTGGACATATTTGCTGTGTCCTTACAATATTTTACAAACTCGTTATAGGATAAATGGTTTTCAAGTATCTCTCTTGCTGCATTGTTTATAAACGTTCTCTTTTCAACGTCAGTCATTCTCTTTGAATATGAACCCTTTGGTCTACCCGCTGGTCTTGGGGCTAATGGTTCAATCGGTAATTCATCATCAGGAATTATTATGTCCGTCATCTGTTTTTATTTTTAGTTCTGCTGGTTTATTCTGTTCGTCCAAGTATCTCTGCTTGGCTTCTTCGTAAATCTTTTTCTTGAGCATCTCAAGTTCCCAATTCCCCTTCTTGAGTTGTTCGTTTCTTTTTGCTATCCTTTTGTTGTGTTCTTTTTTACCGCCTCGTAATTTACTCTTTGCCATATTATCTTTTTTCTAATTTCCAAATGAACCCACCACGACTATCAAACTTTGTTCTGTTGTAGGTTCTCATTATGTCCCCATCCTGAACTCCTGTTGCTTTTGATGCTTCTAATCTATTCTTGTAGTCCGCTATGTAATTACCATCAAGGTCGTATTGAACTACTCTGTATGTTTCTAACTCCTCACCTGATATTCTTTTCTTTCCAAACTCAGCGTATTTCTCATTTAACTCAAAACCAATAAAGTTTCTATTTCCGATTTCATTACAAGCTAATCCTGTTGTCATTATCCCACCAAATGGGTCAAGGATTGTATCCCCATCATCTGTCAGTAAATTGATGTAATACTTTGGTAGGTCTTTGTGAAATGGTGCGGGATGTTTAATTGTATTATCTCTGGCGGCTCCTGCTGTTGAAAAACTGAATACATTGTCTGGTCTTATTTTATCTGGTAGTGTTCTTTTAGTTTGTGGTAATTCATAACCATCTTTTGTTTTATTCGTTGAACCCGTAAGATAATTTATTGTTTTGTTTTTGATTCTAACTCCGTCAATTATTTCCCCGTGAGTTTTAGTAGGGTGTTTTTTTCTTTTTGTATAAGTTTCAGCAGGCTCCTTCATAACTCTATCCATATAAAACTTTAATTCTTTTTGGTCTTTAACAAAATGAAATATAAACTCTGTATTGTTTCTAAATCTCTTTGGACTACCATTTGGGATTCCGTTCATCTTGTGCCAAATGTATGTGTCATAAAACTTTAATTTGGTTTCTTTCTGACTTCTATAAATTAACTCGTAAATAAAGGGGTTTCTTAACCCATTAGAACAATTATCGTTAATGTTTAATATGAAACTACCACTCGGTTTTAAGACCCTGTAAATGTCATTAAAAAGGGGTAAGAACCAATCACAATAATCTGCTGGCTTTTGAATTGATATGTTCTTCCCATAATTTACAATGTCAGCATAGGGAGGACTTGTGATAACCAAATCAACACTATTATCAGGTAAGGTCTTAATCAATTCAAAACAATCACCAATTTTAATTTCCATCAAATAATGTTTGTTGAATTGGTTTATTCTTTTCGTGTTCTATTCTTGCTTTTGCAATATCCATATACTCCTGTTCTTTCTCAATGCCGATGAAATTAAGACCACATCTAACTGCAGCTTTCCCTGTGCTTCCACTTCCCATAAAAGGGTCTAAAATCGTTCCGTTTGGTGGTGTAATAAGATTTATCAAGTATCTCATTAAATCAGTTGGTTTAACTGTGGGGTGATTGTTCTTTGTAGTTCCATAATTTTCAATTCTATTTTCACCACATTCACATCTTGGGCCTGAATTACTTAAAATAAACTTATTACAAACAGAACAAGTGCGTCCTACTCCTCTATCTTTAATCTTTTCCTCAAAGTCATCTAACCCTTCGTTCCTATCTTTCTTTGCTGCTTTGGGACAATAGAAGAAACGACTGGCTCCACCTTCACTTGCCGTAGTTTTCAAGTAAATCGGTTTTCCATCTCTAACTCCAGGTTTATTTTTCATAATAGTATTATTGTATGTTCCATTTAATCCACCACTTTTTCTAATACCACTCTGTTCGTCCAATAGTTGTCCCGCTTCTTCATCAAAGATTATGTTAGCTGGAAATCTTCCTTCAATAAATGTTAAATCAACCCTTTTGGTTTGACTACCCATAATTTTAGAACTTGAAGTTTCTTGGTTAGGATATTTTTTATTATTTATATGATAATACATATCACCAGTTGCGGTTTCTTTTTCCAAATATATTTTAATCCTTGAACCATCAATATTTATTCCACCGGTTCCGTGTTTCAATACATTCTCCGCAATTGATTTCTCACTTAATGGTTTCCTTGCCATAACGATTGGTTCGTGTGCTGGCTTCAAAGCGGTGTGATTTTGCGTTTCTATGGATTTTAGCGTGTTCTGATACTGAAACAAGTTCCAAATTTTCAGGTCTATTATCATCTTTAATTCCGTTGATGTGATGGACTTGTTCCCATCTTTCAAGATTTCTTCCAATCTGTTTTTCAATAATAAGGTCGTGTTCTGCTCTATATCCTCCGTTGATACGAAGATAGATGTATCCGTTTGACTTAAACCTACCTCCCCTCCAATTACCATTTTGTTCTCGTTTTCTTCCTCTTGAATGATTACTACATTCCCGAGAACAAAACCTGTCTTCTCCTCTATCAATTCTACACTGATAAGTTTTGATTTGTTTTCCGCATTTTTCGCATTCTCTATAAATTGGCATGAGTATTCTTTTTCTATTTGTTTTTTTATGTTATGTGACTTGGGGAAACCTGAACCATATACCCACATAATTTGGTCTCTAATCTCAAACCCTGCATCTTCAACTGCAACAGCCATTCTGTGGTATGTTCTACTATGACTAAATGCTAATAGATGTCCCCCTGGCTTTAATATTCTTAAACACTCTTCCCACACATCGGTCCTGAATGCTATGTCCCCACCATCCCACTCTTTACCCATAAATCCTTTTGATGCTCGTGCGTATGCCCCATCAGTTCCAAATTGTGCTGGTGCTGAATCTTCTTTACCAAATCTTTTCACTATTGATGTTAAATGATAGGGTGGGTCTGTTACTACACTATCTATTGAGTTGTCTGGTATTGTCTTTAATACCTCAAGACAATCTCCTAATCGTAGGTCTATATTCATCTTTGTCTCTTTGCTTGTTGTTTATGGTAGGTTGATTTGCTATTGTGTTTGTTATAAGATTTCACAGCCTTACCACCTTTCCTTCTACCGAATGTAGTTTTTCTTGATGATGAAATTGATTTTGCCATTTGATTTTTATAAATCAGGGTTTTAAATAACCTCTTATAAAATAAAAGTATTTTATTTTCCCTACAAATAAATATGGGATAATTGTAAAAAAGTTTACAACTACCCCATTTATTTAGAAATCATCAATCCCTGCTTCGTGTTTACCGGTATGGAAATACTGATATTACGAGAGCTTTTTATTGTAAATTTTGTTCAGAAATTAGTGTGGAATATCTTTTCTCAAGGTTTTTGCAGATATTATAAAAGCATTTTCCACAGCCTGGCGATTTATTTTGTTTAAGTTCTCTATTATAAAACCCATAGATATAAGCAATCTCTTCTCTTGATAGTCCATATTTTGTTATAAGTTTCATAACATTATCCCATTCTTGTCTTGTTGATAAACCAAAAGATAGTTGTACTTCTTTCTCTTTATCACACTCCTCACAATCTCTTTCTTTATCTGTGAATAGCAACTCTTCTTTCAATGTCGTTTCTGAGAGCGTTTCTTGTTTCTTCTCCGTAGTCATAATTCCATCTATTTCCATTTCTAATTGCGTTTATGTGCTTTCTTGATACACCGAACATTTCAGCTATTTCTCTGTCTAATAGCATTGTGTTGATACACAAATCTTTTATTGTTTCAACGTCTTGTTTGTCTAACTTTACTCTGCCCATTGTTCATTCCATTTTTGTTTGACCCACGCTTTCATTTCTTTTATTGTAGCTCTTATACTATAACGTGGTATGTGAGTTTTTTTATGTATTGTTTCTACCTTCGTGTTTTCCATATAAAGTTTAAAAAGTCCAACGTTATACCAATTGCTTGGATTTGTCTTTAGTTCATTTTCAAGTAAGTCATTGACCCATTCTATTGTTGGAGTTTCTTTATACTCTTCATCTCGTTTATCTGGTATTTGTATTATTTCTGTTGCAAACTTTCTATATGTTTTTTGAAACTTTGAGTTGTTGGAATAAAATTGATTTGATAAGGTTCTCATTAGAAAATACATTTGTTCTTTTTCTGTTTCGAGATTATTCCATTTCTCATTGGTATGCAGTTGAATTAATACATCGTGTAACAGGTCAATATATCTTTCATCTCCTGCTGTAATCTTTTTTGCTAGTTGTTTATATTGTTTGTATCTTCTGTCCAACATAGGTAGTTCCAACTTCCCCTTTTGAAAGTTGTATACAGATAAGTCATTGGTATATCATATTCATAGGAAAGGTTCCATACTGATATTCCATTTCTGTATTTAAGGAGTATCTCTTTTTTCTTGTCATCGTTAAGATTATATTT